AGCTATGGCCGGCGAAGCACAAGCGGGTGTTCGAGCTGTCGCGCGCGTGGGCGGGCATGATCACTGATCGCAAGTCGGCGGGCTCGGCGTCTTTCCACGACGGCGTCGAGAACATGCTGCGCAACGACAGCGGGCTGCTGGCGGCCGAGATCGACTTCGATCAGGACCCGTGGCTGGCGGGCGTGCCGGGCGGGACCTTGGAGCTGCGGACTGGGAAGGTGCGCGCGGGGAAGCCGAGCGACATGATCAGCAAGAGCCTCGCGTGCGATCCGGCGGTGCGCGAGGACTGCCCGAGGTGGCTGAAGTTCGTCGGGGAGATCACGCGCGGCGACGTTGGCATGGCGTGGTTCCTGCAACAGTGGGCTGGCTATTGCCTGACCGGCGATGCGTCGGAGGAGAAGCTGCTGTTCATGTACGGGCCCGGCGGCAACGGCAAAAGCAAGTACGCCGACACGCTGCGCGAGATGCTGGGCGACTACGGCGTGCAGGCGTCGCGCGACGTGTTCGTGAAAAAGGCGCACGCGGGGCATGGCACGGAGATCGCCAAGATGGTGGGCTCGCGGCTAGTGACGATGTCGGAGGTGTCGGCAGCCGCGCAATGGGACGAGGCGCTGCTGAAGGATGCGTCGGGCGGCGGCACGATGACGGCGCGGTTCATGCGCGCCGACGAATTCACGTTCCCGGTGACGTTCAAGCTCACGGGATACGGCAACCACAAGCCGACCTTTCCCGGCGGCGTCAATCCGGCGATCCGGCGGCGGTTCGTCTTCGCCGAGTTCATGTTCAAGCCCAAGGTGGCTGACAAGTCGCTGGCCGACGTGTTCCGGCGCGAGATGCCGGGCATCCTGCGGTGGGCGCTCAACGGGCTCGTGAGCCCAACGCGCGGCGTGCGCGCGGTGGGGCTGATGGTGCCGCAGTCGATGCAGGATGCCGCCGACGCCTACTTCGCCGAGGCTGACCCTCTTGAGCGGTGGATGGCGGAGCGGGTGACGCTCGACGCGAGCAAGCGCACGCCCACGGGCGAGCTGTTCGAGGACTGGAACAAGTGGCGCATCGCCAACAATGAGCATGGGTACGAGGCGGTCAATGTGTTCTCGGCGGCCCTCAAGGATGCAAAGGGGCTCGTGCCCTATAAAACGATGACGACGAGAGGTTTTCGCGGAATAGCCCTCAAGGGCTCTGGCGCACATGGCGCAGCCGATGCCTTTGACGACGAGCTAAAGCCTTGATTTTGCTCAAACATGGCGCACATGGCGCACCTTCCCATTGATCCCTACACGCGCACATACGCACGCACAGTGCCATCATTCGGAAGGTGCGCCATGTGCGCCATGCCTCGCGTCATGGAAAGTGCCTCAGATTAGGCTGCCGACCTTGGAGCCTCGATAGGGCTCGAAAAAATAATTTCTGGAGCCCCTTGCATTATGAGAGGAAGTGTGGTAGGGTATAAAAAGTCGATGGGGCATGGAGCCCCAGACTTCAACCCGGAGAAACTACCATGACGACCCAGATTTCCATTCCTACCGTTGCCCGTGGCAAGGTGCGTGCGTTCCTCAAGTCGAAGTCCGCTTTTGCAGGCTGGTGCGAGCGCAAGGGCCTCGACAGCCGCGAGGTCAAGAACGCGCAGCTGATCGAGTTCGCCGAGGAGTACGGCTGGCTCAACGATGTGATCGCCATGATCGGCGCGACGCAGACCGCTGTCGGTGCCGACATCGCCCTGCCCGTTGCCAAGCCCGCTCCCGTGATCCATCACGATGTCGAGGCCGGTCAGGATTTCGCTGAGGCGATGCGCATCGAGAAGGCCAAAGAGGGTTTCAGCGTCGCGTCGATCATCGCGGGTGTCGATCAGCTGCTCTCGCCCTTGGTTCGCTCCGAGATCGAGCGTGCGCTTGAGCCCGTCGTGCGTGCCGCCAATCAGCCGCCGATCGAGATCGTGAAGGAGGTCGAGGTCGAGCGCGTCGTCGAGCGCGTCGTCGAGGCCGCGCGCGAGGCTCCGAAAGGGCAGCTCGCCTACGCCGTCAAGACCGGCAAGACGGTCGAGTTCTCGAAGCTGTTCGGCGTGCGCACGCAGCAGGGTTTCGGCAAGGCTCCGATCAGCCTCTGGAACAGCCATGGCGCTGCGCCGGCCATCGATCCGTTCTATGTCGTCGATGCCACCAACATGGGCTTGTTCGCGACGGCTGCCGAACATGGCACGAACGTGTGGATGGTCGGGCCCGGAGGCTCCGGCAAGACCTCTCTGCCCGAGCAGTTCGCAGCCTACACCGGCAGGCCGTTTTTCAAGTTCGGCTTCACCAAGCAGACCGAGGTGGGCACGCTCATTGGTGGCGACGGCTTCAAGGCCGGCGAGACGCAGTGGAACGACGGCGCGCTCGTCGCCGCGCTGCGCCGGCCCGGTTCGGTCATCCTGTTCGATGAGGTGACGCTCGCGCCGGCCGGCGTGCAGGCGCTGTTGCAGGGCATTGCCGACGACCATCGCTCGTACACGATCCATCAGACCGGCGAGGTCATCAAGGTCGCGCCGGGCGTCATGCTCTGCGTTGCCGACAATACGAACGGCAGTGGTGACGAGACGGGCCGCTATGCCGGCACGAACCAGAGCAATGGCGCGCTGGTCAATCGCTTCAAGCGCATGATCAGGGTGGACTACCTCACCAAGGCGCAGGAAGTGCAGGCTCTCATGGGCTGGACCGGCATCGTCGAGGCTGCTGCGACGCACGTCGTGGAGTTTTTCCAGAGGGCTCGCAAGTTGCCCGAGATGGACGGTGCGATCCTGTCGCTGCGCCAGATGACGGGTTTCGTCAACACGGTCAAGGACGGCTTCTCGTCCAAGGTCGCGTTCGAGGTCGCCGTGCTGAACGCCATGCCCAACACCGAGCGCGCCGCGCTTGAGGCTCTGGCCACGCTGGAGTGGAACCGCGAGTTCGAGCGGCACCTTACGGGCAGCTCGTCCACGTCGGTCGAGCCGATGGGCGTGCCGGACAATTCCGCTGGCTCGCGCGCCTTCGACGACGAGGTCAGCGCCGCGCTCAATCGCTAAGCCAAAATAGAGCCCCTTGCATTATGCGAGGGGCTCTGGTATAATCCTTGAACTACCAAACCCGGAGAAACTGAAATGTACACCTACCCCGAGGCCCTGAACGGGCTCCAGAAACTGGCAGCCGACTACTTCAAGCGCGCTCTGTCGAACGATAATGTCTACGTGAACGTCATCGCCGACAGCCGGACCGGCACGGCCAGTGTCGATTGGCATCGTCCTCACGGTGCCACTCCCCTGAATGTGGCGATCAACATGCCCGTGCGCCCGGCGCAGTACCGCATGAGCGCAGGCGAGTTCGATCATTGGGCCGCCTACCTCCTGCACGAGATCGGCCATCCGCTGCACACCGACAAGGCTGTCTGGGATACGGCCGTGCGCCGGAACCAGCATCGGATGCTCAATGCCGTGGACGACGTGCGGCAGGAAAAGCTGACCATCGATATGAAGTTGGCGTTCAATGCCAAGGCCGCTTTCAGCGCGCTCGTGGACAGCCTCTTGGCCAAGGCGTGGGCCGAGGGATACGATCCGAACAACATTCGCTCGTTCGGGTGGACCATCGCTGTTCTTGGGCGTGCGCAGAACGGCTATGCCGTCGATGCGCAATCGATATGGGCAAGGCTCGATCCAAAGGGCGGCGTCAAGTTGTGCCTCGATTGGGCGTTGCCGCGTCTGGCCGCGTGCGTGACGACGCAGGATTGCCTCGACCTCGCGAATGAAATCTCTGCGTTTCTCGCTAAGTTCAAAAAGCCCAAGGTCAAGCTGCCCGATCTGCCCGAGCGTTGGCGCGAGCCCACAGAGGGCCCCAGCGAGCCCGCTGAGCGCGACGAGGACGAGGAGGCATCCGAGGGTGCCGACAGCGACGACGACGCTCCAGAGGCCCCGCAGGGCGGCCAGAGCGCGCCGCGCGAGCCCGAGGACGAGGCCAAGGCTGGCGGCAAGGGTGGATCGCAGGGCGCGAAGGGTGACGAGAACGCCGAGCATGATCCACTGAGCGATGCCGATTTCGACGATGCAGGATTGCAGCCGAACGAGATCGACAACATGCAGGCCGGCAGCCGCGCGCGGGTGCAGGAGCAAGTGATCGCCGTCATGCGTCAGGGTATGATCAGCCGTTCCAAGCCGCGCGAGATACAGGGCCGTTCGGTCGGCAATGTCGATGGGCGTGGCACGAGCAGCGTCGAGTACGTGCCGCAGATGGCCGCGCGCATGGGCCGCCAGCGTGCGCTGCTCGCCCGTGCGCTCAAGCGCGAGGAGGAGGACACGTTCGAGGGTGGTCGCACCAACGGGCGTTTCGACAGCCGGCGCATATCGAAGGCCCTGCAAGGTGATCCGCATGTTTTCGGCAAGCGGATGCTGTCGGAGGGATACGACACCGACGTGGAAATTCTCGTCGATGGTTCGGGCTCGATGTCGGGCAGCAGCATCGTGGCATCGAGCGTGCTGTCGCTCGTCGTCGCGCAAGCCGCAAGGCAGGTCGGCGTCGATTGCTTCACCCATGTCTTCAACGACCGTGGGCTGCACGAGGCGACCAAGGGCAAGGCCAAGCCCGACGCGCGCAAGTTCGCCTACATGATCAATCAGATCATGGGTGGAACGCCATTGTGCGAGAACATGGTCAGGGCAGGGCTCGCGCAAGTGAAGCGCGCGACGGGCAAGCGCAAGGTGATGTTCCTCGTCACTGATGGTGGCTGCAACATGGGTCAGGCGATCATGAAAGAGATCGGGCTTTATCTCGAAAACTCGCTCGGCATCGAGATCGCAAACCTGCATATCGGCCATGCGCCGATGGGCGTTTTCCGCAACGAATGTGCCGTCAACGTGAACGAGGTCGGCAAGGTTGGGCTGGAGCGGCTGACCAAGGTTCTGGAGCAAGGCCGATGATCGCGCTCGCTGTCGCCGGGCTTGGTGCCTTTGCCGTCGCGCTGTCACGCGCGCCGGCACCGGCAGCCAAGGCCGGATTGTCTTTTGTGCTTGTGTGCTTGTTGTTGCTCTCGATCTTTGGCGTGCTTTTCTTTGGAGCGGCTGCATTGATTGCGACGCATAAAGCTGATGCGTTCGGATGGATGGTTGTTCCCATAGTGTCGGGCGTGGGCTCGATCATCGGGCTTAGATGGTTGCTTAAGCCTGTGCCGGAAAAGCTGGTGATCAAGCCCAAACGCAAGCAAAAACGACGAGCCCGGAAATAGAGCCCTGAAAAAAAGTTTTTGGAGCCCCTTGCATTATGCGAGGGGCTCTGCTATATGTAGGGCTCTGGTGAAGCACAGGGCTCCACCAAAAACCCGGAGAAACTGCAATGGCCTACAATCGCCTTTCGACCTACCGCACCAAGATTGCCCGCGACGCCGACAAGGTCAGCGTCGTTTATCATTCGACCATGATCGTGCGCGCCGATGCCGCGACACTCGTCCTCGATGCCGGCGGATGGGAAAGCGTCACCACCAAGCGCAAGATGAACCAAGCGTCGCACCAGTTCGGGCTCGGCTACACGGTGCACCAGCATCGGCACCAGTGGTACGTGACCACCAAGGCCGGCGAATTCCGCTTCGATGGTCACATGGTGATCGACCGCGCGACCGGCTTGCCGTTCGGCCTTGCCGCGTAATCCTCAATCCTCAATCTGGAGTTTTTTCCTATGTCCGTTTTCCTTGCCTCAATCGAGACGACCACCAAGGGCACGTTTACCCATGGTTATCACCTTGGCACTGACGAGCGCGTCGCGCGCTCGTGCGCCGAACAATTGCTCGGCCTCAAATGGTCGGCCGCGCTCGGCTGGTTCGACGTGCGCACGGTCGGGCTCATGCGCGACGGTCAGCTGATCGACACGTTCGACGGCGATTGGTCGAGCGTCATGCTCGATACGATGTATGCGGAATACCTCGACGACCTCGACCGCGCCGACGCGCGCTATCATGGCGCATAGCTGATCCTTCACCCGTCGCGCGCCTTAGGGCTCGGCTTTTCAGCCGGGCCCGTTTGCGTTTATGGTGCGCGCCGATGAACGCTCATATTCCCATTGCGCCCGTCATCCTAAGCGACAAGCGCGAACGCTTCATTCGCGGGATAATTCAAGGGCTTAGCCAACGCGCGGCCTATCAGGCAGTGTATCCTAATGCGAGCCCTGCGGCGGCTGACGCGGCTGCCTCGCGCTTGTTAAGAATGAATAAGGTGCAAGCGCGATTAGAGCAGATCAGGCAGGCCGAGGCTGCGGCGGCCAAGATAGATTTGCCATATCTGACCGGGCTGCTGACCGCGTCCTATCGCTTGGGGCTCCAAACCAACCAATCGTCAGCCGCGACCCAAGCCGCAATGGGGCTGGCGAAACTACATGGCTTTTTAATAGAACGCCATCAGATTGACGCGGTTGTGCGCCGTCCCGCGTCGAGCCCCGAGAGCCCTGACGAGATGAGCGAAAGTAAATGGTTGGAGGATTACGGGCCGATACTTGACCTGACCTTGAACGATACTGCGAGCCCCGAGCCCCAAGTATTGGATACTATGGAAGATCTGTTCGGGCCCGAGCCCCAAGTACAGTCGAAGTAAACCCTAAGTTGTGTCTAGTATAGACCAAGTATAGACCCGGAGGGTACAACCAAAAAGTGTACCCTATACTGGGGGGTAGGGGGGCCCCAAAAATTTACACCGCGCCCCTGACGACATGTTCTCGTTTTGTACTAAAAGGAGGAGAGCCCCGTGCATAAATCGACATTCGAGTACCACAATCCGACTGACGCCCAGAAAGCCAGCATGGAAAAGCTTCGCGCGGCGGCCAAGACCTACGCCGACGCCTTGGATGAAGTCCTGCCCGCCGGTCCCGACAAGACCTACGTCCTGCGCAGTCTCCGCACTGTCGCCATGTGGGCCAACGTCGCCGTCACGCGCGGCGCGGACGGGGCTCCGCTGGAGGACTAATGGTCCTGCAACCCCGGAAAGTAGTCATTGGCTTCAAGCCACAGCCCGGCCCTCAGGTAGCCTTCCTGAGGGCCCCATTCGACATCGTGGTGTATGGCGGTGCGCGCGGCGGCGGCAAGAGCTACGCCAGCCTTGGCGAATTCTGGCTGCACGCCGACCGCTGGGGCCTCTCCGCCAAGGGCCTGATGATCCGCAAGACACGGGAAGACCTGAAGGACACCATAGAGATCGCCAACGCCATGTACGGCTCCGCCGCGAAGTACGACGGGCAGCAGAAATGGTTTCGCTTTGCCAACGGCGCGCTGCTGCACATGGCCTATCTCGAAAGCGACGCGGACGCCCAGAACTACCAAGGCTGGAGCCTCACGCGGGTCTACGTGGAGGAGCTGACGCAGTACGCGGAGAGCCGGCCGATATTCAAGCTTCTGGCGACCCTTCGCTCGAACGTCGCCGGCATCAAGTGCCAGTTCCGTGCCACCTGCAATCCCGGCGGTCCCGGCCACGGCTGGGTCAAGAACTGGATCATCGACAAGGGCCCCATGCGTCCCTTCCACGATCCCGAGACCGGCCTCGTCCGCGTCTTCATACCCGCGAAGCTGTCCGATAATCCGGCGCTGCTGAGGAACGATCCCGGCTATGTCAACCGCCTCCGCGCGAGCGGCTCCCCGGAGCTGGTGCGGGCGTGGCTTGACGGGGACTGGGACGTGATCGAAGGAGCCTTTTTCCCCGAATACGACAAGGCACGCCATGTCATCCGACCTTTCCAGATACCATCAGGCTGGACGCGGTTTCGCTCTGCCGACTGGGGCTCCGCGAAGCCTTTTTCCGTGGGCTGGTGGGCCGTCGTTCAGGACGACCAGCCGCACCTTGGCCAGCTCCTGCCCCGCAACGCGCTCATACGCTATCGGGAATATTACGGGGCCAAGGCTCCCAACGAGGGCCTGAAGCTCCCCGCCGAGGTCGTCGCAAAGGAAATCCGCGCTCGCGAGCGGCACGAGGACATAGCCTACGGTGTGATGGACCCTGCCGCATTCGCAGTGATCTCCGGCCCCTCCATCGCGGAGACGATGGCGCGGCAGCGCGTGATCTTTCGCCGCGCGGACAATACCCGCACAAGCATTCCCAAGAGGATGGGCGGGTGGGACCAGATGCGGGCGCGGCTTCGCGGTAACGGCGACGGGCACCCGATGATTTTCTTCTTCGACAACTGCCATGCTATCCTCCGCACCTTGCCTATGATGCAGCACTCCGAGACCAATCCCGAAGATTTGGACACGGACGGCGAGGACCACGCCGTGGATGAAGTGAGATATGCCTGCATGTCCCGCCCGTTCCGCCAGTACGAAAACACCCCCGAAAACGACGCAAACCCCTACCGGGTTTCCAACGCCTTCAAGTTCGCGGAACTCTGATCATGGGATCGAAAGAACGTCAAGAGTTCATGAAAAACAGGGCTCTAGAGCAATCTGGCCCAACCATGCACCCGCACAACCAGATCGTGGGCCAACTGACCTCCCCGCCCACCCATGGCGTCACCAGCTCCGGCCTGCCCTATTACCGCAAGGCAAACTCGCGTATATCGCTCGTACCCGTAGGGACTGCTGACGATGGCGATCACCCATGAAGACCCCAGAGTAGCTCCCACTCTCAGCGCCGAGCTGGGCAAGCCAGACCAGCCACCCCTGCCTCCACAGGTCACCCCGAAGAACGAGGTCGATACCCAATACTGGGAGCGCTGCCTCAGCGACGCCGAGCGCGCCGAGAAGGACTGGCGCAACCGGGGCCGCGAGATCATCCGCATCTACCGCAATGACGGCTATTACACCGCCGCCGGCAGGAAACAGCTCAACCGCGACATCGTCTTCAACGTCCTCTACTCGAATACAGAGGTGATGCTCCCCAACGTCTACGCGAAGCCGCCGCAGCCCGTCGTGCGCAGCCGCTTCGTCAAGAAAAGCGAGCCCGCGCCTCCCCCGCCGCCCATGCCCCCAATGATGCCGCCGATGGCGGCTCCGCCGGGTCCACCCACGCCCCAGCCCACAGCGGGGCTGCCGCCGGATGGCGGGGGAATGGGCATACCCCCCGGCGGCGGTCCAGCTCCACTGCCGTCGCCGGGCCCTCAACCAGCTCCGGGGATGAACGGCGCACCCCCAGTGCCGAGACCAGTGATGGGTGACAACATCGGGGCGGGTTTGGAGCCACCAGCCGATGTTCACATCCGCGTAACGTCCGAGGACACCACGCCGCCTCCGCCTCCCGAGGCTCCGCCGCCGACAGAGCCCGGACCGCCACAGCCGGAGCCGATTGTCGCGAACATGGTCCCGGCACCTCCGCCGCCCGGAATGCCCAGCCAGACCGACATCGAGACAGCGGCTGCCGTCGTCGAGAAGGCCCTTGAGATCGTCCTCGACGACGATGTTTCACATGAAGCCGTGAAGGCAGCCGTGAAAGACCTGATGCTGCCCGGACGCGGCGTCTGCCGGGTGCGCTGGAGCCCTCAGATTTCCTCCCAGCCGCTGCCCGGCGGCCCGCTCCCCGACGGCACTCCCCCGACCGAGAAGGTCAAGGTCTGGGAGACCGTCACCGACGAGTATGTCTACTGGGAGGACATGCTGATCGATCCAGTACGACAGTTCGGCGACACCCAGTGGGTCGCCTTCAGGCATCTGTTCGACGAAAAGGCCCTGATGGCGGAGTTCAACGACAGCGAACAGCTCCAGAGGCTCCAGAAGGCCGGCAAGCTGCACGAGGTCCTCAAGTGGACCGAGGAGAGCGCCGCCAAGGACGCCGTCGCCGGCAGCCCGATGAAGACGGCGGACAAGCTCGGCGATGTCATCAAGAAAGCCATGGTCTGGGAAATCTGGAACAAGACAACCCTTGAGATCATCTGGTTCATCCGCGAGGTCGAGGGCATCACGCTCCGCGTCGATCCCGACGCGCTCGGGCTCTCCAATTTCTTCCCGATCCCCCGGCCCCTCTTGGCGGTCACCACCACCGACAGCCAGCTCCCCCGGCCCTACTACGACCTATACAAGCATCTGGCTGCCGACCTCGACGAGACCAGCCGGCGCATCAGCAATCTCACGGAGAAGATCAAGGTCAGGGGCGGTTTCAACTCGGCTAATCGTGATATCGCCAATATTCTCCTCGCCGACGACGGCAAGATGATCCCCGTCGATGGCATCGACCTGATGAACGGCGGACTGGAGAACCACATCTGGCTGGTGCCGATTGTGGACTGGGTCAACGCGCTGAAGGAACTCTATCTGGCCCGCGAGCAGATCAAGCAGGCGATCTACGAGGTGATGGGCATCTCCGACATCATGCGCGGATCGACCTCGCCCTACGAGACCGCCACGGCCCAGCGCATCAAGGGCACGATGGGCACCAACCGCCTCGAAGAACAGAAACAGACCTGCGCCAATTTCTCCCGTGATCTCCTGCGCATGAAGGCCGAGATCATCTGCAAGAACTTCGACGCCAGTACCCTCACCCGCATGACCGGCGAGGAAGTCACTCCAGCCATCGAGGCGATCCTGCGCGACGATTTCCAGCGCGCCTGCGCCATCGACATCGAGACCGACAGCACCGTGGCCATCGACGAGGCCATCGAGCAGGAGAGCAACGCCAAGATGCTGATGGCGTTGCAGGGCATCCTGCAAGGCGCGCAGGGCCTGCTGATGACGGGCGTCCTACCTCCTCCGATGGTGATGCAGTTCACGCTGGAACTTGCCAAGATGATGGTCCAGCCGCTGCGCAACTCACGCGGGCTCGTCGAATTGATCAACACCTTCCAGCAGCAGCTCGAACAGGCGGCCATAGCACAAGCCAACAAGCCGCCTCCGATGCCGCCCGGCGCTCCACCTCCGGGTGGTCCGCCCGGAGGGGGTCAACCCATGTCCCTCGCTGCCCCTCCGGGCGGCCCCATGCCGCCACCGAACGGCGGCATCCCGATGCAGTGAAAGGAGGCCGAAATGGCCGCGACCAGAGACGAGTACCACATCGAATTGCAGAAGAACTTGGCGCGCATGAACACCAGCCGCGACGAGGCGGTGCGGATGACCAACGAGCATTTCGGCTACGGCTCCTCGACGGCGCTCCAGCATGACGTTCCCGACACGCCCGCGCCGTCGCCGCAGCCGCACAAGACGAAGCCGCACAAGCCGCAGCCGCGCAAGAACAAGAAATGACCGACAACATTCAGGGAGGTTCCGATGCCGAGCCGAACAGCACGCCAGCACCGGGCAATGGCGGCAGCCGCCAAGGGAAAGTCGTCTTTGGGAATACCGAAGTCGGTCGGGGCGGAGTTCCTGAAGGCCGACAAGGGCAAGAGTTTCAAGGGCAAGCCGAAACCGAGATCGAAAAAGTAGACCTCGACCGCATCGTTGCCAGTAGCGGACGCCTTCTCGACCACGTCCGCCGCATCATGGCCGAGGAGCGTGAAATCTACATCGCCGCGCGCCAGCGCATCATCGTCCACGCGGCGAACGAAGCGGCCCGGCTGACCGAAGCCTTCAACGCCAGAATGGCGCAGTTCCAACTCGTCGAAACCAAGCTGGAGGTACTGGAAAATGCCGCAGAAGGAGATCGTTGAGACCTTCACCCACGAGGATCGCGAATACCACATCATGGGCCGCGACGGGCGCTACTACGTGCGCGACGACACCTCGACCGACCAAGGGCCTTTCGCTTCCATCGAGGAAGCCAAGGCGACCGTGACCGATCCCGATGCCGGCAAAGGGGCTCCGGTCGATCCCGGCGAGCCGGATGCCGCGTGAGCTGTTCAGCGGCTGGTCGGGGCTCCTGTGCTTGGGCGTTATGATGTGGATTATCCATCGCCGAATGCGCCGCCACCGCCGGTAGACAAGCTGTCCGGCTGCCGGGGCATCTTCAACGCGCTGATCTTCACGGCGCTGCTGGCCGTGCTGATCGGGGGAGCCGTGTACTGGTGGTTGTGGTAGACCTCGAAGCCGAGCGCAGCTACGTCGAGAGGCTCCGCGAGGAATGGCTGGCCGAGCGTGACAAGCTGCGCGCGACCATCGCGAGCAAGACCACGCCCGGACCCAATTACTGGGAAGCCGCGCGCCGCGCCGAGCAGCGGTTCCTGATGGCCGCCAAGGTCCTGTCGGTGCTGGAGGGCGTGTGATGCAGTGGAGCGTGATCGCGAACGCGGTGCCGGCAGCGAACCGGGTGCTGCGGTTCCTAGGCTGGAAGGATCGCAAGCCGGAAGATGTGTGGCCGTTCCCGTTCGGAGCCTTCGGCCCGCCGCCGCGCCCGCCGTACAACCCCTATCCGCGCAGCGACGCCGGGCAGAACATCGTCACCGTCCACGAGAACATCCAGAGCGGGAAGCCCAATGTTCGACCGTGACCTCTATTTCGACGCTGTCAGGGCCTCGCTGTTCTCGGGCTCCATGAGCCAGCGGCAGGTCGATGGCCAGAACGACATCCTCGACGTGTGGGAGCGGGTGCCGACCGTGGCCCCGAGCATCGTCCTCGACCTCCGCTGGCTCGCCTACATGCTGGCCACGACCTATCACGAGACCTCGAAAGAGATGTGGCCCATCGAGGAGTACGGGAAGGGCTCCGGGCAGCCCTACGGCGTCAAGGACAAGGAGACTGGCCAGACCTACTACGGACGTGGTTATGTCCAGCTCACTTGGCGTGAGAATTATCACCGCGCCGTGATCGAGCTGGGGCTTTCCGGCGAGGAGGACATCGAATGGCACGCCCACATGGCGCTCGACGGCGTCATCGCGGCGCGCGTCATGTTCCGGGGCATGTACTACGGCTGGTTCCGCAAAGACGACAAGGGCCCGCAGACGCTGCCGCGTTATTTCGGCCCCAGCGCCGACGATCCCTACATGGCGCGCGAGATCATCAACGGTGACAAGCACAAAATCCCGAGCTGGTCGAACGGCGTCTCCATCGGCAATTTGATCCAAGGTTACCACGACAAGTTCTTGGAGGCTCTGGAGACTTCCTTCATCAAGGAACCCCCCGCCCCAGAGCCCGAGCCTTCCGAGGATGTTCTTGGTTATACCGTGCGAATGTCCGCCAATGCTGTCGCGTTCGACATCCAGCTTGCACCCGGCGTCGCCATCGCGATCAAGGTCAACGACAGCGACTGGCAACCGTCTTAGCGTTTGCCAACTGTGCCATTTCGGGACTACAAGTGTCGGCCATCGCTACGGCGACACCCCGAGGGAGCCCTGACGATGTCGAAAACCTCCGAAAAAGCAGCCGCGTCCAGAGCCTCCACCCGCGAGGTCGAGGAGCCCGAGCAGACCACCATCACCGCCGGCACTTGGCCGAACCCCATCGACGGCTATCGCGCTGCCGTCCACGGCGTCGCTCTCGTCGGGCTGATCCCGGTAGGCGACGAAAAGACCCCATACCCGACAGGCACGCCACTCGGCGCGGGCAAGAAATTCTGGTTGCAGAACGGCTATTACAAGTCGGCCACGCCGACCTAAGGAGCCCTGTCGATGGCTGCATTCTCCGTGCTGCGGGAGCAGGACACCGCAAACGCGACTGCGAAGATCAACGAAATCGCCCCCGTCAACTGGCATCGGTTTCCCGGTGCCGTCGTTCCCCACGCACTGGCCAACGCCAACGCAGCGAAACCGCGCTACCTCGCTGCCGACTACTCCGGCAACGCCTACGGCGACGATGTTACGCAGGCCAAGGCCAACATCGCAGTTGCGCGGGCTGACGGCGGCGCTGCCGAAGTCATTCCATCGACGCCGCGCACGCAGTCCGAGAAGGCCGCCGCGCTCGGGACGGTTCTGGCGCAGGACGTGACGCGCAACCGTGGCTGGATCGCTCCGAGGCAGCCCTACGCTGCCGCTCCGGTGACGCCGGGAGCTGCCGATCCGACGCTTGCCTCGCTGTCGCCCAACACCGCCGTAGCGGGCGCGGCGACGCCGCAGTTCGTGATCAAGCTGATCGGCACCAACTTCACGATCTATTCGACCGTCCTCGTCGGCGGGCTCCCCGCGCCGTCGAACTACGTCTTCGTGTCGCCGACCGAGATCAGGCTCCAGATGAGCCCGGCGTCGTCGGTTGCCGGCACCACCACCATCGCCGTCGTCGATCACGGCGTGAAGACCGTTGACCGAACTTTCACTTGGACCTGACCATGGCTGACGAACCCGAGGTAGAGCCCCAAGCAGCGACCATCGTCACCGTCGGCAAGGACGAGCCCTACCCGACTGGGACCCCCTCCAACGCATGGACCGACCTCACGCGGGTGCATTTCCCGCAGAACCTCACCGATGGTCCATCGGGCACGTACAATTCGCCCTACGAGCGGCAGCGGGTGCAGAACTTGCGCGCTGGGGGCATGATCTCAGGAGGAGCGGCAGGCACATGACGGTCTACGTCTACCGGAACGGAGAGCTGGTGGAAAAAACGAGAGAACCGGCGAGAGCTTACCGCTTCACAGAATACGAGAGCCCCGTTAATGGGGCTCTGATCACATCGAGCAGACAACGAGAGCGCGACCTCAACCGCTCCGATGCCTTCGACCCTCGCGATCTAGGCAAAGATCACCAGTGGCGTCGCGGTAGGGAAGTTCAGGCAAAGGAAGCAACACTTGAGCGATCAAGGCCCCAACAGCAACTCGACTTCTGGCGGTAACGGTGCCGAGCCCCGCCAGTCGATCCGCGATGTTGCGGAAGCGGCTACGATGAAGTTTCTGGCGTCTCCCAAGACGAAGGCGCGTCGCAGGAAAGCGATGCTGGCCAGCCGAGGGATGAACGCGGACGTTTTGCGGCCCAGAAGCCGCAAGAACCGGGTGTAGCAGAGCCTCAGGCTCCCAGCCCCGAAACCCAACCCGAGGCCCCAGCAACCCCGGCTGATCCAGCGGCGCAAGCGTCTAGCAATCAGAGCCCGGAACACTGGAGCGCGGAAGACCGCAAGCTCTACGAGCGACTGCCGCCGGACGCCAAGGCGTTCCTGACGCGCCGTCACTCGGAGATGGAGGCGGAATTCACGCGCAAGTCTCAGGCGAATGCGGGAGCAGTCCAAGCCCTCGCTGCGATCTCCCCGATCTTCAGTGACCCCGACATAGCCGCCTCGCTTCAGGCGAACCGAATGCACCCCGTGCAGGCGATCACCGAGTGGGCCGGCTTCCACAAGCGCGGCATCAGCTCCGATCCGCGCGAACGGGCGGGGCTCCTGTACGATCTCGCGCAGCGGATGGGCTTCGACCCAGCGCGCATCTTCGCCACCAATCGCCAGCAACCGGGCCCGCAGGGCGTGCCGGAAACGGTCGTCAAGGACCCAAATCTCAGATATCTGGCCGAGCAACTTCAACGGCGCGACAGCGACTTTCAGGCGCTCCGCAACGAACTTCAGCAATTCCAGAGAGCCCAGCAGGAACAGCGGGAAGGCGAGATGCTCCAGCAGACCCGTCAAAGCATCGACGGGTACGCGGACGAAGTGGGACCGGACGGCAGAAAACTTCGGCCCTACTTCGACCGCGTCATCCAGCACATCAGCAACGCCTACAAGCTGAACCCCGACACGGACCTCGACCAAGCCTACCAGCAGGCGTGCTGGATGGACCCCGAGGTGCGCAAGGAAATGATGCAGGCGCAATGGAGCCAGCAGAACCGTCAGCAGTCCAACCAGCGGGCGGTGCAGGCGGCGCGAAGCAACGTCAGGGGTCTTACGAGCCCCGTGTCGAAGCCTGCGCCGGAGCGGAAGTCGAACGGAAGCCTGAGAGACACGCTGGAGGCGTCAGCGGACGAGGTCGGCCTCTAAGGAGGCCATCGTGGCTGAACCCACTGTCAACCAGCTCGTCGCGACGACGCTGGCCAACTACCACAAGCAGTTCGCGGACAACGTTGCCAACAGCAACGCCATCCTCGCCCTGCTGAAAAAGGGCAACCGCTTCCGCTCCGTCGATGGCGGTCGCTCGATCAACTGCCCGCTCGTGTACGCCGAGGAAACCTTCGCGTGGTACATGGGCACCGAGCTGCTTTCCCGCGCCGTGAAGGAGACGATCTCGGAGGCCGACTACGAGCCGGCGAACGCGGTCGCGTCCGTCACGCTCAGCGGGCCGGACCTTGCCAAGAACAAGGGCCGCGAGCGCATCCTCAACCTGCTGGAGGGCAAGCTCGATAACGCCGAAGTCACCATGAGCAACAACATCACCAAGGCCGCCTACGGCGACGGCACGGTGGCGAAGTCGTTCGCGGGGCTGAAGGCGATGGTCACCGACGACGGGCTCGGAACCGTTGGCGGCATCGACGCAGCGACATGGACGTTCTGGAAGAACCAGTTCACTCAGGTCGCCCGCGCCACGGGGCTCCAGTACCCGGCGCTCAAGGCGGCGATGAACGCCACTTGGATGAAACTGGTCCGTGGCACCGAGCATCCCGATCTGATCGTCGCAGATGCCGAAATCTACGGCACCTACGAGAGCGGCCTTCAGGAGAACCAGCGCTACGCTGACGCGAGCCTTGGGGCTCTCGGCTTCGAGACGCTCAAATACAAGAGCGCCGCCATCGTCTTCGACGGTGCCGCGACAGGGCTCTCGGGCGCGTATTTCCTGAACTCGAAGTATTTCAAGTTCGAGGTCTATCAGGGTCGCAATTTCGAGAAGCTCGATCTTCCCGACACGTCGCCCGACATGGACGCCGTCACGAACCACATCGGGTTCATGGGCGCGCTGACCATGTCCAACCGCTCGATGCAGGGCCGCTTGTTCGCGAGCGGCACCTGATCGGAGAAGCCCCGGCGGTTTTGCCTGACCGCCGGGGCCCCAACCCCCACAGGAGACACCATGGCCGACACACCGACGCTCGCGCGCTTCTACACCGGCTGGGAACATGCCGGGACCGGCAAGGACGGGATGCCGATCTACCGCAACAACATCATGATCCAGCTCGACCGTCCGCCCTATCTCTCCGTGCGCCGCGTCGCCGAGGAGGTCGATTTCCGAGACCACGCGATGGCTTTCGAGCTGTACCAGAAGGAAGCCCGAGGCCGGGCCTTCGACTACACCGAGGGATACCCCCTTGCGCTCTGGCCGGCGTGCGGCGAGGCGCTGTTCAAGATGTGCGCCGACCGCGACATCTACACCGTCGATGCCCTCGCCAAGGCCAAGACCAAGGACATGCCCGCCGAGCTTCAGGAGCTGGCCGACCGCGCCCAGCAGCTGGTCAAGCTGCAAGGCGGAGCCGCCAAGTACGAGGAGCTGCTGAAAGAGCGCGACGGTCGCATCACGGCGCTTGAGGAGACCGTCGCCGACGCCATGAAGACCATCGCCCAGCAGAAGACGCTGATCGACACCCTCAAGGTGAAGGCGGTTGGCTGATGGCTGCGCTGATCTCCGTCCTTCAGGCCGTTAACGACGCTTCGATGGAGATCGGCATCCGCCAGACCCAACTCACGCAGGCGCTCGGCTCGCGCGACGAGGACGTGGCGCAGATGACGGCGCTGCTGACCTCAGTGGCCGACGACGTGCTGCTGGAGGAGCCCTACCAGAGCTATCTCGGCGACGGCCACTGGCTGCGCTCGAAGGACGGAATACCCCTCACTCGGCCGAAGGAGGACACCGACACGATCCTGTTCGACAGCAGGGTCTGCGTCTGCGGGCTGAAGTACAAATTCCTTCAGGCCAAGGGGCTCGAATTCGGCGAGCAGCTGCGCGATTTCACCACCCGGCTGAACAAGCTCGCGGTGCGGGCCAATGACCGCGTCCTCGATCTCGATCTCGACGGAGGGAGGGTCATTTGAGGGCTCTGCCGTCCCGCTTCTCCGGGCTCAAGCCGGTCACGATCAAGAAACAGCGCGCCTATCTCGCGCACCTGTCGCCGCCCGTTGCCGGCATCGCCGACGACGCCAAGACGGGCGAGAGCGACCAGAAGTTCGCGGGCGTGCTGACCAACTTCACGGTCGAGGACGACCGCATCAAGTGCCGCGCCGGCTACCGCAAGCTCGTCACCATCGCGGGGGCTCCGCCCATCGAGCATCTGGTGCCCTACTATGGCGTCATCGACACCATCGCGGCGGCTGCCGGAGGCTCGCTCTACAACGCGCTCACCGGAGCCTCGATCAAGTCGGGTTTCACCAGCAACGCATGGCACTGGACGGGCTTCGCCAACCTTGGCGACACCCAGTACACGGTCATGGTGAACGGCTCCGACGGCATCTGGTCTTGGGACGGCGGCGCGGTGCCGAACGGAGCCTCCGTCGCGGTCAGCAAGATCGCCAAGAACGCGACGGCTCCCAACTTCGCCATCGTGACCGCCGCGAGCGTGGCGGGCCTCAACGACGGCGACAGCGTGATCATCTCCGGCGGTGCCGGCGATCAGGTGACGGCCAACGGCAACCACCGCATCCGCAACATCAACACGGGCGCGAAGACCTTCGAGCTGGTCAATGTCGTCACGACCTCGTGGGCCGGCGACCAGACCACGGGAACGATGGGCTACGTCCAGCAGGGCTCCGTCTTCAAGGAGGACGTGCGAGCCCCGGCAGGAGCCTCGTGGATCAACCCGAACGCGATGCAGATCGTCGTCGCGCACATGAACCGGCTGTTCTTCGCGGACCTGACGAACCTATGCTTCTACTATCTCCCGCTGATGTCCAAGGACGGCGAGCTGGATGTCTTTCCGCTCAGCGCGATCTTCAAGAAAGGCGGCACCATCCGCGCCATGGCGTCGTGGACGCGCGATGGCGGCATGGGCATGGACGACATCCTCGCGATCTTCACGTCGCACGGCGAAGTCGCGCTTTATCAGGGCGTCGATCCCGACAACGATTTCCAGCTCGTCGGCGTCTACAAGTTCGATCCGCCGCAGAGCCGCTACTGCGTGATGAACTACGGTGGCGAGCTGTACGCGCTGATCCCGACCGGGCTGACGGCGATGTCCACGGTGCTGAAGTCGGGCCGCGAAGGCGTCGAGGCCGCCGACAAGACGGTGGTGAGCCGCTTTCTCGCCAGCTCCATCGTCAACATCGACCGGGGTGGCTGGGAGCTGTTCCTCAATCCGAATACCGGCAGGATGTTCTGCAACATCCCGAAGGGCGGCGGCACCTACGACCAGATGGTCCGCAACATGGCCAAGCCGGCATGGCAGGAGTTCAAATACCTCCCCGCCCGGTGCTTCGGCTGGATACATCCCTACGTCTACTTCGCCGACGACAAGGGCAACGTCTACGAGTTCCACCCGAGCCACCAGAGCGACGACGGGCAGCCGATCCGCGTCGATGTGCAGACCGCGTGGAGCCAGTACAAGACCCCGGCGATCAAGCACTTCAAGATGATCCTGCCGTACATCCTCACCGACGGGAGCCCGCAGCCGATCATCGACGTGAACGTGGACTATGACAGCGCGGAGCCCTTCAACACGCCCGACATCACCGGGGCCGACCCGGCGGACGCGACATGGAACGCGGCGGACTGGGACCTGCCGAATGCGGTGCCGCCGATCTTCGGCGATTTCTGGGTGGGCGGCGCGAAGAACTGGATCAACTGGACGGGCGTCGGCGCGATAGGCCGCGTCGGCTCGATCAGGATGCAGGCGCGCATCCTGAACTGTTCGTTCTCCGTCGCCGGCTGGGACATCCTCTATGAGCGAGGCTCCGTCTTTGGCTAACTCGATCATCTCGGAATACCGCGTGACTTTCGAGCCTCTGGGCAAGCCCGAGAAAATGATGCTTCTCGACCGGCTGGGGCTCGACTTTTCCGGCATCGACTTCGCCAACGACAGCTGGCTGAGCTGCACCGTCTACGGCCCCAAGGGCGTCGCGGTGATCATCGTGTTCGAGATGAAAAGCGACTTCGAGGCTTTCGCCACGGTGGTGGTGGACGACCCCAAGGGGCTCTCGCGAAAACTTCTCACGGCGACCTTCAGAACGATCTTCGACTACGTGAAGCGCGTCACCGTCCACATCACGCCCGACAACAAGGCTGCGCTCGGCCAGATTTGGCGGATGGGCTTCCGCTACGAGGGCTACAAGCGTCGCGGCTACGACGGCGTCCGCGATGCCGTGATCTTCGGGCTGCTGCCAGAGGAGTGTCCTTACCTCCTCGATCAACCCTTCAAGATGCGTCGTGTGAAGGTGACGCATGAACAGCCATTAGGAGTGCAGTGATGGGCGGCCCCACACCTCCAGACCCGCAGCAGCAGGCACAGGCCAATCGCGGCGAGCAGCAATGGGCGTCGATGTACAACGCCGGAGCCTCGAACCCGAACATCTACGATCCGCGCGCCACGATCACCAACAAGCAAACCGGATGGGAGACGGTCACCGATCCCAAGACCGGGCAGACCTACTCTGTCCCGAAGTATTCGCAGACCTACACGATGTCGCCGCAGGAAAAGGCGATCTACAACAAGAACACCGCTGCCCGGTCCGGTGCCGGCGACATCCTCAACAACATGATGGCGAACGCCGGGGGCCAGCTCGGCACGCCCCGTACCGAGCAGGGCCCCGACTGGCGCTACTACACCGACCCCGGCTTCCAGAACGCCTATGGCGAGGAGATCGACCGCCCGGCCATCGAGGCCAACATCATGGAGAGCTGGCGGCGCGGTGCCGAGCCGGCCCGCCAGCAACAGCTCGCGCAGGCGGCGGCTGCCGGCAACATGCCCGGCGGCAAGTACCAGTTCCGGCAGGACCAGTTGCAGGCCGACCAGCTCGCCGAGGCGACGCGGCAGGCCAACCTGCAATCCTTTGGTATGTCCAATGAGGCGATGCAGCTGCGCAATCAGGCGCTGCAAAAGGACTGGGAGAACCAGAACCTGATCGCCGACCAGAGCAATGCGACGAAGATCGCCGAGAACAAGCTCATGGAGGAGTTGCGCTCCGGCACCATCAACGAGCTGGCGGCGATGTTCGGACTGGTGCAGCCGGAGTTCATCAACATGCCCGGCTTCAACACCACGCCCGTGCAGGGCACCGACGTGGCCGCGCTCCAGCAGAAGCAATACGAGCAGAAGAAACAGAATTACAGCGACATGCTGTCGGGCATCTTCGGGCTCGGCACCAGCGCCCTCAAGTTTGGGCTGGCGTAGGAGGCCACGATGGGAACACCACCCAACAAGGACATGCTCGCCGGAGCGCAGGGCACCGACCGCTACAAGCAGTTCCAGTCGAACCTCGCCAACTCGGGGTTCGGCAACTGGACGAGGCCGACGACGCCACCCGACCCGGCCACGCTCGCGGCGTGGCAGAAGCTGGTGCCGGGCTCGGGCGTACAGGTCAACGCCGGCACGCCTCCTCCCACGGTGCCGGCCGGGGCTCCGCTTCCCCCGACGACGAATGATGCGGCGATGGGGCCCTCGTACATGCCGGCGCAGCCGAGCATGGCGGGGGCTCCAGTCAACTCCGCGCCACCGCCGGCTCCGGCAGCGCCCAAGGCTCCGACGCCGAAGAAACCGACGACGCCCGACCCGGCGAAAAGCACCGGCATCGATCCCAAGATACAGCAACAGGCTTGGGATATGTTCATGCGCGGCGGGAGCATGGGCGGCGGTTCCTACGGCTACAACGCAGCCACGTCGAAGGCTTTCGGCGACGCGCAGCGGCAGATGCTGGCCTTGGGCCAGAACGCCAACCCTGAGACCAAAGCCATGATCTCCGCGCTCAACCAGCGCATGGTCGATCAGTTCAACCGCACCCGTGGCGGTGCCCGTCAGGGAGGGAGCCGGTAGATGCCCCTATTCGATCAAGGCATGATGCAGGGGCAGGACCCACGGGGTCTGCTCGCAAAACTGATGATGCTCCTGCGCGGCGGGCCCGGTGGTCCCAGCGCGGGGCAGCCTCCGGCTCCGGGCGGGGCTCCACCAACCGATATGTCCATGGCAGGGCCATGGGGTGCCGGCATTCCTCCCACGCCGACACCGACGCCTCGCCCGGAACCGAGCGTCCAGCCGGTGCCGGTCCCGCAGCAGCGTCCGACGCAGCGGCTCAACAGAGGGCAATACTAGGTGGCACGGTCGCGCTCCTCCATCTTCGACAATGTCGATCCCGCACTGGTCAGGCTCATCCAGAGTATGCCGCAGTTCGGGAAGTATGGCGTGCGCGCGACTTCGGGGTATCGTGCCGGCGACACCCGCTACCACGGCAAGGGCGGCATCGGCAGGGCTCTCGACGTGGAGCTGTTCGACCCGGCCTCCGGCACGGCGCTCGCCAACTACCAGAACCCGGAGAACTTCGCTGCCTACCAGCAACTCGCCAACGCCCTCTACCAGCAGGCTCTCAAGACCGATCCTGCACTTGCCCAGAAACTCCGCTGGGGCGGCTACTTCTCGGGAGGCGGGGGCAAGTACGGAGCCCTCGATCTCATGCACTTCGACGTGGCTGGCG